CTTCGAAGAAGCAATGGTTAAGGTTCGGGAATTTAATAAGCTGTATGGGATCATTCCTGGTCCCGCCACATTTTATGCACTTGCGCCGTGGTCCTGGGCTATCGATTGGGTCTCGAATCTTGGGGATAACATCCACAATTTTCAAGCTTTTACCATCGATGGCCTGACTCTCCCGTATGGATATGTGATGAATCATACGACCATCACAGACACATACACGTTGTCTGGACTCCAACTTGAGCCCAAATATGGGGGCAGAAATGTTCCCCCCGTGTCAACGATCCTTTCGACTGAAATTAAACAGCGAAGGAAGGCGAGTCCGTTCGGTTTCTCGCTCACTGAAGAGGCGTTCTCGCCTCGTCAGTGGGCCATCCTTGCTTCGTTGGGAATCCAACGAGCACCATCCAAAACAGTAACACCATCGCCTAACTCGTAAGTTAGCGCGTGAGCTACTATTAAAGAGGCATTCAATGTTTCATGAAACCCAGTCACTCAGTGTCGGCAAGGACAGTAACGGCGCAGCAATTGTCGCCGATCTGTCCCGAACCGGCTCGTCTCTTAACCGAGGCGAGTATCGCGATTCGACAGGAGAGGTTACCCTCTCCATTGCCCATACCCGAGGAAAGCGTACACGGTCAATGTGCCGTGTCGATCTTTCGAAGGTGGTCGCTGATCCCCTTTCACCCAGTAACTCTATGCCTTCTAAGGCTGGTTGCTGGGTTGTTGTGGATTACCCTGTAACGGGTCTTACACGCGACGACATTGGTAACCTTGTTGCCGGCTTTGCAGCCTGGCTGCAAAGCGGAAGCAACATCGGAAAGCTTATCAACACTGAAGTGTAGATAGCGCTGGCACAGTAGTTCGGGTGATTCCCGGACTACTGTGTATCATGAGACTATTGGAGCTTGGATGTCCGCCCCAACCTAAGTTAGGGTAGCATGAAAAGCCAGGTAGACCTCATCAAAATGCTCCTTATAGAGGAGCAAACCATATTGGGTGTGCACAAGCGCGAGATTAACCGTGATATTGAAACATTCACGGCTCGCGTCGAACACGAAGGTGCCTCGTTCTATACGATCACCTTACCCGCTCTTGGAAAAGACTTTGATAAGTCACTTTCCGAGGGCGTTTGGATGCACAACTCCTCCTTCAAAAAGAGGGGCGCTCTCCCTGCATTCCTGCAGGGTTTGCTGCATCTCGTGTTCGGACACGATGGCAGATTGTTGGAACATCCATCGGTTGATGCTATTCGTGCGTTCCGGCAAATTACAATGTTTGCTGGAAAGCTGAAAGCACTCCCTACTGATCAAAGAGTCAGAAGGGCGATCTCCGAGTATGTTTCAACAGATCTCGAACTTGGGCTTCACGAATTTTCGCCTGCTTCGTTGCAGGTTTTTCGTAAAGCGGCTACAGTTCTCTTTGCGACTGGCCACGGCGGCAGACAGACGGGTCTCGAACAGAGACTCATCGACCTGTCGCTGCAAGGCGAGTTGGTGGGGAGACATGGGCCTGGTAGTACCGCCGATCGCTTGCGATCGGTTCGTAAGTGGGAAATGTCCTGGTCGACTTCGCTTGAGGTCGATTGGGACTATAACCACTTCGCACTACCTAACGCCCGTTATTCTACGGACGTTAAGCCAAGTTACGAGACCCCGGATTCGCGAACACCCGTCAGGGTTATCGCGATTCCTAAAACGGCGAAAGCACCACGTATAATTTCTCTTGAGCCGACACACATGCAATATGTGCAGTCGGCCCTAGCAGACGCTATTGTGGCAGAATTGGCGGCGTGTGATACGCTGAACCAATTCATCGATACAACTGACCAGGGAAGAAATCAAAGGATGGCCCTAGAGGGCTCAATGTCCTCTAATTTGGCTACCCTTGACCTCTCAGAGGCCAGTGATCGAGTTTCCGCTCGACTAGTGGACGCTCTCTTCGGAAGCCGCCTCCTACGGGAGATCGTCTTCGCGACGAGAACGCCAATAGCCGACGTGCCTGGTTATGGGCAAATTACCCTCTCC